TACTGTACCTGGCGCGAGACCAGTTGCGGAGCCACCAGCGTGTCGCGGCGAACTCTAGACACTTCATAGCGAGAGAGCAGATCTCGCATGAATCGTTCGAAGACACTTTTGTCGTTCACTATGTCTTCAAACTCTACGCCCTCAGGAAGGATCTGAAACTTACCCATATCCAGATCTATCTGAGGCTGAGGTTGCGGAGCCACCTGGGATGGTACAGCAGGGGGCTCTGTTGGTTGAGGAGGCTTGGCCTCCGTAACTACTCCAGCCTGCAGCAAGCGCTGTGAGAGTTGGTTAATAGTTTCTTGCATAGCTAAGATACGAGGATCTTCTTGGGGCTGAGCAGGAGGCTCCTGAGGAGTTTCAGTAACCTCTTCGATCACGTCGCCTTTGGTAGGTTCCTCTGGTTTGGCTTCCTCCTTAGGCTCTTCCTTCTCAGCAGAAGGAGCTTCTTTAGGTTCTTCCTTAGGAGTTTCCTCCTCCCCAAACGCAGCTTTCTCACTACTAGGAGCAGCTGTAATCTCCCCGATCATCTCATCTATTTCTTTTTGTAGATCACTCATCTGAAGTCCTTTCTTCTGCCATCGCTATTAACGACTCAAGCAGATTGTCTCGTATTTCTTTGTAAGCTTTGATTCCTCCCTGTGCTCTATACAAGTCTTCAACCTTCAGTAACCCATCAGGATCCTCCATTTCCATGTGACGTAGGTCTATACGCACATTTAGTTCGTTAAGAATAGACTGCCAAATATCAGTTTTCTCAAAATCCTTGTACTGACGCGGCGTTGGCACTGAGACCTCCTTGGATTGGAACAAGATTGCCAGCCTGAGCTTCCTTCATAACCTGTTCGTTAGGCATAGTTCCAACATTGACTCTGCGAAACTCACTCACGTTCTTAGCCCCAGAGTTACGAGCTATGTGATTGAAGATCCTAACAATATCAAAGGTTTGTTGAAGCTCTGGATGGGTAGCTATTTCCTTAAACAGATCGACCCAAACCCTGGAGAAGTTCCCACCAGGGACTGAACCATCCCTGACTCTTAGATCGTAGTCAACCAGGATGTCCTCAGGACTCACTCTTAGTCTGTCATTCTTAATAGCTCCCTTCTGGCCATATTCCTCTATCAGCCTCTCGTACCATTCTCCAGTGATATTAACATAAGTCTCCTGACTCATGAGTTGCTGAGTGTGGGAGGCGAAGAAGTATCCGATATCTTGCATTGCCTGCAGTCCCATGACCTTGGCGATTCGTTCCATTCTTGATACCATACCGGCCCGAGTCCCCTCGAATTCTGCGCTAGTAAGGCGCTCGGGACCTCCAGACCTAAGAGTTCCCATAACGGCATCATCCACGGAAGATATTCTGTGCATGTACTCCACGATAAAAGTAACGTCGGAGATGTTGTTTCGAGTAATGTCACTAACCGCAAATTGTTGAACTGCATCTTTCACTCCCTTTCCCCACACAGGACGGCGCGTACGTATGATCTTTCCAGGCTTGGGATTCTTGAGGTCGTCTACATTAACGATGTAAGGATCAACTATAAACATATCGTTGATAGCCTTACGAACGTTAGTAATGTGGGAGTTAAAGAGAAAATCTACAATATGCTGCATGCCGTAGAGAATCTCCAGCCTAGATACAGGAGTGGTGCTATAGCCATCAAAGTCAGGAGCAGCAATAGCAACAGGAAATCTATTGTGGTTAAGGCCGAGGGGCTTAGCTTTGATAAGGACCTCATCAGCTCCGACAGTAAACTCCCATTTTTCAGGATATTCTCCATCTCCGAGCTTCCATTCTTTTGGGATTAGTTTGATAATCATCTTGATTAGATCAGTCTTGGTCGTAATAGATGATTCCTTAATCCTGCTGGAGCCAAGAGTTCTGTCCTCCCTGACGGAGCCTTCAGGGGAGGTAAGAGAAGAGAACTTATGACCCATCTCTTTGAGGTACTTTACGTTGAAGATGTCAGGATCGTTCTTTTCGTCATTAAGGAGGTCATAGATATTTGTGCTATCTACCCACCCAAAATACTCACCACTCTGGACTTTGTGGATAGGTACGTTGGGATCAGGGAGACAGAGATAAGGATCGACAGTAGCCAGAGCGTTACCCTCGTAGAGAGTTACGTCTTCGATAACTCTATCGTAGCCTACTACTTTCTCAATCCCAAGGAATTGAAAGAAGGGGTTGAACCTAGGGACTTTCTTAATCTTCTTGCCCTCTTCTACAAACCACCAAGGAGCCCCTACTCCAAAGCCATAGCTAAGGGCATCCCTAAACATAGTATGTAGGTCGAGAGCAACCTTATTGTGCCACACGTTGTGTTCGATTACTTTCTCCATAAGGATAGCACCTATAGTATCCTCAGGAGCCCATCCCTCATAGCGGAAGATAGGATCTTGAATAAACGCAGCCATGAGGTAAGAGATTAGAGTCTCTAAGATAGCATAAGAATAGGGAAAAACAATGGTAACAGGCTTACGTTCATCAGCGTCTTGGACATCCTTCTCATCATCATCTACAACTGCATAAGCTGTGAGTACCCTATCAATCTCATTCCAGGAGTTGTGCCTGCTTGAGACCACAGTATAGGACTCATTAGCTCGCTCCATCACCTTCTTTACAATAGAGTCATGCAACTCAGAGCCAGGCTTTAGGTTGAGTCCCTCTGGATAGGCATAGTCAAAGTTGAGAGAGTTCCAATCAGGCTTTCCCTTACTACCCGTCTGCGGCCCTGATCCCCAGATGATTCTAGGCATTATTTTTCCCCTGTTGTAAATTTTTTACAGCAGCATCAAGCTGTTGCTGAAGGTTTGAGATTTTGGCATCTAGTTGACGACAAGCTCCCATGAGGAGACTTGAGACAACTCTTAGAGACAGATAAGGTTTACCATCTTTAGCAGTAATAACTGTTCCAGTTTTCTTATCTTTACTCTTCATCCACTCTGGTAAGGTGTCATCATCTATCATTTCCAATCCAGTACGGGGATCTATCTTTCCACTCCCCTTGATTTGCTTCAAAGCAGCCAAATCATCTCGATCGTCAAGGAAGAGAAAATCAGCTACGTTCTGAAAATCGTCGGCATAGACATCATCCCAAGCATAGGAAGCTGTACCACAGTCTACTGTCTTAGTAGAGTTTGGTCTAAAAGCAGTTCCTAAAAATTTATAAGTTTCACTAGCAGTATCAGCATTACTTATATCAATCGAAGTAGCGTTGCTCATAGCTGTGCTACCAAAAGCTGTTAGGATAATAGATGAGTCTACATAAGCTTCAAGAGAATCTAAAAGAACATAAGTTCCTGCATAGTTCTTACCAAATACTACTGCTCCAAGTCCAGAAGTATCTGAATTTATGTAAATCTTTCTATTAGCTGCTGGGGACGTTAGAGCTAAATACTCAGTAGTAGTAGTTCCTTTTAAGAACTTTATTGTTCCAGGATTGGTATCAGAGCCTTCTAATACTAGATCCGCCCCGGCAATAAGCAAGATGGCATCATCAGTAGTTAAGGCTCTCTGTTTACGTCCAGTAAAGATCCCCTCTGTATCCCCTAGATCGTCTGTATTCTCGTAGATGAATGGCCCTTGATCAGCCAAGTACACACGCTTCTCAGTCATACGATCCTCTTGTATTTTAAAGGTTTCTCATTCTCGAGCTGCTCAAACTCAGACTCCATAGGATCGTCAGCATCTATTGGGTCAAAGTACTGTCCCTCTTCTTCCATAATCTTGGTGATGTAAGCTGCCGCATCCATAACGTCCCAACGCTTAGATTTGGGGAAGCCAAGGAGTTGGGTTTCAAGCTTTCCACAAATAGCTCGGTTATGATAGATGTAACCATGTCTATAGTGTGGGGCTAGGGTAGCGACTCTTTCTTCTTTCTTACTTACGGCCTTTAGCTCGAGGAACCTAGGATGCACTCCCTTTTGAAGCATCTGGTTCTTAAAAGGCTGGACAATAAACTGTTCGAGTGACGTTACTTCAACTGCCAGAATAATGGCATTAAAGCGCTTGACCATCATCAGGGCCTGTTCAATCAGCTCGTCTGGATACATCTTTTCGGCATAGCAATCTCGAAAGTACATCCTCTTGGAAGTTCGGTCTATGCCCCAACAGACTATGGCTGAATCAGCTGAGTGCAACTTAACAGACTTAGCAGGGTCACAAATAACTACGTTAGTAAGATAGGGTGCCTTACCTACCTTAGGACTCATTAGATCAGGTTCGTTATAGTGCTTGAAGTACTCAGCCCTGAAGACAGAATCCTCCTTAGAGATAGGGATGTTCCTAAACTCACGATAAAAAACGTCCATCATTCCAGACTCACGATGAGCAGCTACCTCAACCAGGATGTCTTCTTTGGACATAAACTCAGGAGCAGTAGGGTTGTAATCATCGTCGCAGATTTCTAAGCGAACAGATTTCCATTCGCTACTATCGAGTAGGTCTTGAAGTAAGGCATCTTCATGCTTTAGAGTGTCGATATAGATGAATTGGTAATCTTTGTTCAACCTAGTGGTACATTTCTCAAGATCCGCCTTGAACCAAGTCTTGAGCTTGATCCTAAGCTCCTCATTAGCTACACTCTCTGTATTCTCCAAGTCATCAATGACTATTAAGTCTGGCCGCTTGGAGTGATATAGTAGGCCACGAACCTGTTGGCCACTACCTCTGGGATATACCATAGCTCCATAGGATGAGACCCAAGCACGCTTGGAAAATGACTCGTCGATCCCCTCAGCTGACTTAGTCTTGATTGGCCCAAAGACCTTCTTAACAAACTCATTAGCGTTTAGCTCGAACTTAAGGTTCTCAGTCTGTTGCTCAGCACTGGAGCTTGAGTTAGAGACATAGACTATAAAGTTAGCCATTTGGAATAGAAGCTTCTTAGCACAGAGAGCGATGGCTATGCTAGTTTTTCCAATACCTCGAGGAGCAGCTATTACGACCTTTCTTTCGCCAGAATCTATGAGATCAAAGATCTGGTCATGCAGGCTCGAGAAAGGGGCATGAAACACATCTGGGAAGAAGGTCTTACAAAAGAACTTAGTAGACCTAATACATTCCACCAGGAGGTCTTGTACCTCTGGGCTGTTAGGTGGAATTATCTGTGGCTCTGAGTGTTCCATGTTTTCCTGTTGTAAAAATTTTACAATAGCATTTAATTAACCAGACTGAAAACCTTAGACTCGATCTTACCTTTAATAATACGCTCAACATCATGGGGTGTATAGCTCTGTTGGAAACGTTGCATGGCCTCAGCTGGGAGTCTAAGATTAACCCTACGAACAGCTGCTGCTAGCTTCTGGGCCGAATCTATCTTCTTCTCACTCTTCTTTAAAGCTTGCTCGATCTCATCTACTACCGTGGCAGCTGTCTTATCCAAGCGATCGAAGGCCCATTCGAGGCTTTCTCTAAGCTGCTTGTCGTTGATGGAAGCAGTCTTCGCTTTTACCCACTCGCGCAGCAGCTTTAATCCATAAGTAATCAGGGCCGCAACGGCTATAATGACAGACACTAAAATCTCATGAAACGCCTGATTCAAAATCGTTTCCATGTCCCACCTTGTTAAACCCGGCTGCG